ACCATAAGAAACTGGGGACAAGAGATAGAAACAACAGGTACAGGAAGTATAAACTATACGGGTACATTAATTGATATTGTAACAAATGGCGATACAACAACGCAAGATAAATTAGACAATGGCGTAACTCTTAACTCCACTACGATAGTGCAAAACTGTGAGTGGACTGGTTCTGCTTATCAATGTGGTCAGCATAGAGCAGGACAAGACAGCTATACAACAACTGTAAAAATACTAGATGAAGATGGTAATACTCTAGCCATAGTAAATCAGACTAGAAATGATGATTCTGGTTATGGCAATAATGCTTTTAAATATGAAGACACAGTCACATATTCTGGACAAGGTAGTAATCAATTCTACTGGGAATGGGAAGGCGTAGATGAGGGAAGTTTTGTAAACATGGGTGGACCAAATTTATTAGGGGCAAAACTAACAATGACATATGACAATACTGTGATACCAGAAGAAACAATTGAAGAAATCATAGAAGTTATAGAAGAGTTTGAAGAATGGGAAGAACTATTTGAACAGCCAGAAATCATAGAAGAACTCATTGAGATGCCTTTAATCGAAGAATTTTTACCCATGGTTGTTTTAGAAGAAGAGTTTATTGAAGTTATAGAAACAGCAAAAGAGCTTGAAGAAGAATTTGAAGAAGTAGAAATATTACAAGTATTCGGAGGACCAGAAATTGTTGAAGAACCTGAAGAAGAAGAAGTTAGTAATGAGCCGTCTGTGGCAGCAATTGAAGAAGAGTTTGTTGAAGAAGCACAACCTGCTCAAAATTCCAATATGGAAACAGTCAAAGAAGAACCTAAAACAGAAAAAGAACCAGCTACTGAAGTAGTTGCCGAATCTACAGAAGAACAGGAAGCTGTAGAAGACACAGAAGTTCAAGTAGAAGTTACTGTTCAAAATATAGAAAAACAAATTAAAAAAACAATAAAGAGTGTTGATAAACAATTAGCAGCGACAAATGTCATTGCTGCTAAAGTTATGGAGTCAAAACAAATTGATTTATCATCATATTATAAACAGTATGTTGATAACAGAGAGATATATCAAAATAAAGTTTACGAAGATTTTAGAACCTTGGGTGGCAAACAAATTTATGCAGAGAACAAAATGCAACAAGTGGCTATGAAAGACCCACTATATATTTATCAGGAACGTATTAGACAAGCTACACTTAAAAGAGTTATACTAGAAAAAGAACTTAGAATTTTACAAGGAAGGTAAGATGATAGAAACTTTACAAAAATATGCAATGATAATTGGTGTCGTTATGACAATAGGTGGTGGCTTTTATGCTTGGGGTGTATTTAACAATAGGCTTGATGCAGTTTCAGCAGCAGTCGGTAGCGATACAGTAGAGAAGCTACAAAAAGAAGTTGCAATAATAGATAAAAAATTAGAAGTATTAGAAGCCAAGCTTGATGAGTTAAAAGCACAGACATCTAATCCACTTGCAAGATAATGGCACAGAAAAGAAAAACTTATAAGTCGGAGATACAACATGAACGAAAAGATAAAAAAACTTCTATCGCTGGTCGTAAGTGTCGTGTTAAAACATCATCAATGTCAAAAAATAAGAAAAACAGCTTCAAAGCCTATCGAGGACAGGGTAGATAATGACTAATCAACACAGAAGCACAGAAACAGGGCAAATACAGCGTCTGTCTGCAAAAGCATATATTATCATAGCTTTGATGCTTTTATCGCTTGTATCGTGCTCTAAAGCTGTTAAATTTAACAGAGAGTTGCCAGAAATGATAAAATATCACAGAGTTGAGTTTGTGGAGTGTCCTGCCGAGATATCGGGGTATCTTTGCATCAAAAATACTGACGCAATTAATTCTGTGATAGACTTAAAGAATTGCCAAGAGCAAAATAGTTTGTTGAGAGAGATGTTAAATGGAAACTGAGCTGTTAGCAATGTTTGCGCAAGCACCTGCTTTAGTTGTAATAGTATGGCTTGTGTTAAAACAACAACAAAACAATAACGGTAACGGTAGCACAGAGCTTGTTAGAACAATTGCAAGGTCATTAGAAAAAATGGCTGAAGCACAACTAGAAGCAAATAGGATTGCAGAGAAACGTGCCGAAGGATTTGAAAAATGGGTAGAGCTCCAAAGAACTCAATGCCAACAACAATTCGTATCAAGAAACCAAAAATAGATTATCCTAAATTATTACTTGAACAAATTAGTAATACAGATTTGCCTACACCAGTTCAGGAACATAAATTTCACCCAACAAGAAAATGGAGATTCGATTTAGCCTTCTTAAAAGAAAAGTTAGCAGTAGAAGTTGAAGGTGGTATTTGGATTTATGGTAGGCACAATAGAGCATCTACATACTTCAAAGATATGGAAAAATACAATAATGCTTGTCTATTAGGTTGGTATGTGTTAAAATTGTCAACAGATATGGTCAAGAATGGCGAAGGTATAGAAATTATAAATAAATTCTTTGAAGGATAATGAAAATACAAAGAACTCACACTAGGACAGTGTTTATTTCTGATATACACATACCTTATGAGGATAAAAAAGCCTTGGCAATGGCTATGGAAATTATCAAGGACATGAAACTTACCGATAAAGACAATATCATTATTGGTGGTGACTTGCTTGACTACTATCCTATAAGCTCTTTTTCCCCAGATATGACATCTTCAAACATAGAAATAGAAATATTTGAGGGAGTAGAATTTTTAAACGATTTAAGACATATAGCAAAAAAAGCAAATATATATTTCTTTGAAGGCAATCATGAGCAGCGTATGCAAAAAAAGATACTTTCTGCTTGTAACGCTTTAGCGCCTTTTCTAGCAAATAGATTGCACATACATCAAATTTTAGAATTTAAAAAATTTAAAGTAAAAAATGTATCAACACCTTTTACATTAAATAAAAAACTTTTTTATATGCACGGACATGAAAAAAGAGGCTTTGCTACACCACAACACATAGCTAATGTAAATTTAAAATACTATAATCGAAGCATTGTCTTTGGTCATCATCATAGATTTGATATGACAGTTGCAACACAACTTGACGGTTCTTTACTTGGTGGTTTTGCAAATGGTTGTCTTGCAGATTTATCTCGTATGCCTGGAGGTTTATATTCTCCCTTTGATAACACACAACGTGGCATAAGTGTAGTATATGAAAAATCAAATGGTTTCTTTAACGTGCAACAACATATGTTTATTCCAAATAAACAAAAAGGTTATGACTGTCTTATTGAAGGCAGAGGTTACACTTCTAAATAATCTGCAATACGTTTGATAAAAACAGAATGTTTCAAATCACCATTTTCAATTCTTGTCACAACTGAAGCAAAAGTTCCTACTTGTTTCGCAATTTCAGCCTGAGTGATTTTTAACAATTTTCTTTTAATCCTAATTTGATTGTTAAGCTCATAACTATGTTTTACTTTATCAAATTCAATTAACAATTTACGTTGTACTATTTCTGGTGAGTTTTTCTTTTTGTTACAAATAAAAGATAAATATTGTTTTGTAACTCCAAGCTTCTCTCCTATTTCTCTGTATGACATATTGTCAAAAATCCTTTGCTTTTCTATTTCCAATATTGTTGTTTTCATGTGTATACATTACAACATATATTATGTTTGACAAGTAGTTGACGAATGTATATAATTAAGTATGGAGGTAAGAGGTATGAGATATACATATGGTATTCAAAGCCCAGTAGATGTCGAAGCAAGCTCTGTGACAGAGTTTTTTGATAAGCTTTCTAAAACTAAGTATTTTGGTTTTGTTGTTAATAATTCATATGAGTTAAGACAACGATTATGTAAATTTTATGTAGATACACTTGCAGGTGTAGAACCAGAAAACGAACAAGAGATATTCGATAAACTGCTAGACAAAGGCGTTATATTAAGATGGCAGTAAAAAAAGAAAATCTAAGAAAAGGGTCTGGTTTTTTTAGACAACAACATGACCAAAACGAAGACGGTATGAAAGTTAAAAGAAAGAAAGCAAACAAAGAAAGAAACAAAACATTAAGGAGGAAAAAAAATGTTTCACAACAATCTAAAGACTGACTCTGCTAAGAAGAAAAGAGAAAGAGTCGAAAGAGCAAGGGCTACCAGAAAAGCTTACTGGTATAAGAAAAAACATGGAGGCACACAACAATGGCAAGCTGGAACAAAGAAGAATGGTTAGAAAGACGTGCAGAAGAATTGCATGAAGATGGTCTTGATTGGAAGGACGCTTGTATTCAAGCACAAGAGGACCTTGACAATGGGGACATGGAAGAACCAATAAATTATGAGGAGGAAGTATAATGGCTTTGAAAAAAGTAGATGAAGGCACAAAAACAGTATCAATTGATAAGGTTATTGGTAAGACTAAAAACGGTATTGAAGTTAATGGTCAAGCTTACTGGTATTCTAAAAAGTCTGGTCAGTCAGTAGTTTTTGACGCTGGTGATGTGGTTCAATTATCATACACACATCTTGTAGACAGCGAAACAAACGACAATGTATATATGATACAAGGATTAGACAACACGCCAGAAGACAAAGATAAAATGATTAGTAAATCAACAGGAGATTTTGTAGAACAATATGATGCAGGTCCCCAAAGCTTACCTAAATTTAACAGCACCGAAGAACTGTCTAAAGATGAACTCATAACTAACATGAACGTCTTAAATAGAGCAGTTGACTGGTGCATAGCTTTTGCCAGAGAAGATGATGATGCTGTGCTAGAAAGAGCTAAACGATTTAAAAAAATGCTTTATGAAATTTAATGTGTTAAATTATTAGTGAGGGGTAGTGCCAACATATATCTAACCTCTAAACACAATTGGACCACCACTACCCTTCTCCTTGACACATAAAAATCAATATGCGATTATAGAGGTGGAGGTTGATATGGAAAAACCAAATTATTATGCAATAATTACAGCAGATGTAAGATACGACAAAAGACTAAGTCCTTTCTCTAAGCTGATTTATTGTGAAGTTACAGCGTTAGCAAACAAAGAGGGCTATTGCTGGGCAAACAATTTTTACTTTGCTAAGAACTTTGAAACTACAGAAAGAACTGTTCAAAGAGCTTTGGCACAGTTAGAAGAATACGGATATATAAGAAAAGAAATATTAGAGGATAGCAAAAGAAAGTTGTTTATAGTAACGACAAAAATGTCAGTAGGGCATGACGAAACTGTCATAAGGGACCATGACAAAAATGTCATACATAATACTATAAAAAAGAATAATAAAAAAGAATATATATACCAAAGAGATTTATTAGATTTTGAAAAGTTTTGGTCAAAGTTAAGAGGTAGAAAAATACAAAAACCATCTGCGTTAAAAGCCTATACTAAAATAGATACCGAGTTGTCGGCAGAAGAACTGGCACAAAAGTTTAATAAATTGTTTGATAGTAGAGAAGAAAAGTATGTTCCCTATCCACAAAAATGGCTTAACAATGAAGGTTGGAATGATGAGATTAAAAACAATATATCTGGACATGTCTACATGTCTGATGATGAGGTGTATCGTGATAAAGATGGTTACATTATATCGAAAAAAGAATACGAAGAACTTTACAAGTAGGTTGAAAAGATTTTTAAATAAATTTATAATTAGGAGGAGTCATGACAACAAACGAAGTACAAGATACTCTACTTTCAGATAAAGAATTAGAGGTAAAAATTATTAGAGATGCTTTGCACATGCACAAGCTGTGGTTTAAAGATGGCAACATAATGCCTCGATATCTGCAAAAATTACAGCAATTGCTAACTAAATATGATGAAAAAGAAACAAAAATTCTAACAAAATATAATTTATCTGGGAGCGTTTATGACACAGATAACGACTACTGAAGATAACGCAATTAGGAA